GACCGAACGCAGCAGGTCACCCGTAACGCGCGCTGGCGGTCCGCCGGGCGCCGCGGGCGTGGGCGTGCCGGCCTTGTGAGTGGCGCGGGACAGGTTCTCTTTGGCCTTGCGCTCGATGGCCAGCGCGGTGCGATTCAGGGCGGCGGCGCTACGCTCCACGCCGAGCGCCTTGGCGCGCGCGAGGGCGCCAGTCAGGTGTCCGGGGCGCATCAGATCACTCATAGCCGTCCACTGGCGAGAATGAGATCTAGGTAGAGCTGCCGTTTCAGCCGCGGGAGCGCCTCCACTACGTCGGGCGTCCAGCCCATGGCCCGGCAGATCAGGAATTCCACCGTCTCGGCGTCGAGCACGCCGGACCCGTTGCGAAAGAACTCCTGAGCCCGTTCGACAATGTCGCCGTAGGGGGTGCCGCTGCGAAGGGCCGGCGGCGTCCTCTCGTCGTGATTGCCGAGGACGTCGCGCCTCAGCTCGGCGCGGAATCGCTCGGCGGGACTGAGGTCTGCGTCTCGCTGGGTTTTGGCGGCGCCGGCCGCCTCGTAGGGTCCCACTCCATGTCCAGCTCAGTGGCCATGGCCGCCTGGCTGAGCTTGAGGCGGACGACGCGCGGCGCCCGGTCGTAGGCCGTGGGGTCGTCGCGCGGCACGGCCAGGGGCTCGCCCGTCGCCGCGTCGGTGATGCCGTGCCAGTCCTTCACGAGCAGCGCGAATTCCTCGCGCATGCGGCGCTCCGATTCGGCCTCAAAGGCGGCGTTCGCCACCTCCTTCTGTGCGTCGGTCATGCCCTCACGGACGCGGCACTCGCGCGGGTATGGCTTGGCAAGCGGCAACATCCACGGATTCAACATGACGATGTAAGCATCGCCGCCGATTTCGGGGACGGGTATGACCTTGGCGTGCGGAATCGAGGTGTCTGGGATCTCGCCCATGGTGTCCTTCCTCCTGCCGGGCTAGTAGGCCGATGCGACCCCGTTGACGAGCAGCACCTGAAACGGTCCGCCGTCCGTGGTGTTGGCCACGGCATCGAGGTCGTAGTCCGCGGTCATGTACTTGCCGCTGCGGTCCGTGGGCGCCTTCTTCCACGCGGTCACGCTGGCCGTGATGGTGAGGACGGGGGCGGGGGACCCAGACGGCGACGTGACCGTGGTCACGTAGGCGGGCTGATCGTTGTTGAGCACATGATTGCGCTCGGTGTCATCGATGCGGATGCCCTTGACCTTGAGCGACGCCTCGGATTCGCCCGCGAACACGGTAAGCGGGCTCTGCGAGTTCTGGGCCACGTGGATCGGCTCAGTATTGCTCTTGACTGTGATGCCGGTCTGGAGGATGCGCGCCACCGACGTGCCTCCGATGGTGTGCGCCACCTCCCAGCCGAGGCCCGGCGGGAGCGCGGGCCAGGTGGGCGTAGGCTGGGACTGCGATGCCGCCGGCCAGCCCTTCCACTGCGACTGGCACTTGATGGCGGCCTTGGCGTCGATGGTGATGTCAAGCTGATCGAGCCGGCAGCCGGGGTAGCCAAGCGTCTCGTATCCGTCGTAATCGGTGAGCGAGTACGACGGCGGCTGCGAGTTAGACAGACGGAAGTTGTGCCGCGTCTGTCCGGTGGTGCCGATGACGAAGGAGACGCCCGTTCCGTTCGCCGTGGCGTTGGCCGAGAGGGTCGCCGCGGTGGCGCTCTGAACGGACAGGATGGTCGTGGCGGCCGGGATGCCAGTGCCAGTGATGGCGCTGCCCACGTCGGCCGAGTTGAACGCGGCTGTGGCGGATGTGATGTTCGGCGATGAGATCGTGGTCACGCCGTCCGACACGGTGCGCTTGGCCGCGATGGTGTCCGCGAAGCCGGCCGCGACTAGGAAATGGGCGATGCTCTCGAAGTAAGCTAGGAAGTCCAGCCCGTACGTCGTGTCCTTGGTGGTCTGGTAGACGCCGCGCAGCTTCGCCCGGCTGTTAGCCAGCGACGTATCGTCCTCGTAGCCGACCTCATCCACGGGCTTGGGTCCGCCGTTCACAGGGATGAACGTGGTCGGCCCGAGGTACGTGCCTTCGGTGACCTCCTTGATGAGGCCCACCATGGTGATTCGGCTAAGGAACGGCGCAGTCATCGGTTACTCCGCGGCGCCGCCCGGGGCGGCTGTCTCCGGTGCATCTGTGGACGACGTTGCGGCCGCTGCGGGCTTGCCCTTCGGGGCCTTGGCCGCGGGCAGCGGGACGCCGCGCTCATCGCAAGGCACGTCCTTGCCGATCTGCACAAACCCGAAGGGGACGCCCTGGTCGGCCACGTAGACGATGTCCACCGTCTCTCCGGGATCGCACTCCCGGTCAGCCGTGGGGAACTTGTATCGGGAGCCGGCCTCATTGCGGAGGCGGCGGACGACGAAACCGGGGTGCGTATCGCTCATGCCGCACAGGCTCGCCTCCGGCCGCCGTTGCCCTACAGGTAGAGCGTGTCCACAGCGATGTAGCGCAGCGCCACGCGGGCCGGGCCGCCCTCGGCGAACACCTCGAAGGGGTCGGCGGCGCCCCAATCAATCTCGATCATGTCGCCGTCGATGCCAACGTCCGTGAACTGCGCGCCGTGCGTCTTGTCGAGCAGCGGACCGCGCAGGCGGGCGAGGACGTCGGTGATGCCCCGCTCAAGCGCCTGCAGGCGGAGCGCCTGGGTGTCTTCCTTGGGCGTCCACGAGATGATCGCCATGAGGTGGTGATGCTGCTGGCGGCCCGGCATGGAGAGCTGCGTCTCGATCGGCACCCGCCCCTCGCGGACGCGGTCAATGATGATGTAGCGCCCCGGCGGGACGTCGTCGGGCTCGCGCACGTAGACGCCGTCGAACCGGCCGCCGTTGGCCGCCTGCAGAGGCGCGGCGGTGGGCCACGACGGCAGGGTGTCGGTGCTCCACCACGTCCCCTCGCGCTCTACGGCGTCGTCAAACGTGGCCACTTACCACGCCTCGTCATCGCGGACGTAGGGGTCGAGCAGCTCGGCCTTCTTGCGGGTCAACATCTCCATGTCGAGATCCTTGCCGAGCCCCATAGCCGGGAAGATGTCCACCATGCCCTGTTCGATGGCCTCATAGACCGTGGCTCGCTTGAGGTCGTCGGGTACGGTGCTGTAGCCGCCGGCATAGGTGATGCTCAGCAGATCGCCGATCACGATGTAGGTTCCGAGCGGAAACATGATCTGACCCGTCTCGGGGTGATACGTGAGGCTGCCGGACGACAGATCCAGCGTCGTCGCCCCGCCGATGGCGTGGGTGACGGTGATGGCCGTGATGGATCCCGTCCACATCTCGGGGTATACCGGCGGGTATTCCTTGAGGAAGACATGGCGAACGAGATCGTTGGCGCCCAGCGAGCGCGCCCGGCTTGTGCCCAGCGTACCCTGCAGGTCCAGGGGCACGTAGATATCCGCCTGGGCGTCCGGATCGGTCATCTGCGCGCGGTGGCGCTCCACATGCCCCGTGAACGGGGCGAGGAGCCGTCCGCAGTAGTTCTCCACGGCGCGCGAGGCGTCGGTGAGGAGCTGTGTCTGTGCCGGGCTGCTCAGGGCCGCGATGACGTTGGACAGCGGGAGCCCGCTGATGTCGCCCGCCGAGATGAGCGGGGTGTAGGTCATCGATCAGCCCTCCCCGCCGTCAGGCGGAATTCTTGTCCTTGCGGGCGACGCGGACGGGCTTCTCGGCAGGCGCCGGCACAGCCCGGAAGTCGTCGGGGCGGAGCAGCAGATCCGCGGCTACGGCGGGGTCAGTGACCTCGATCACCGCGCCGTCCTCGGGCCAGTCCAGCCCGCCGGGGCCGCCACACGCCTTGGTCGCTTGAATGAACATTGATTCGTGTCTCCTGCGTAGAGAAGTGGGGCGCCGCCCCGAAGGACGACGCCCCACCCTGCGAGGAAGGGGGCAGCTACTACGGCGCCAGGTTCGGCTGGACGCGCCACGCGCGGGCCAGGTACTTGGTGCTGCGGACGGCGAGCGCTGTATCCGACGCGAGGGCGAAGGGCAGCGTGTCCGGGGACGAGACGGTCGGGGCCACGTCGAGCGGCTCCAGGTGGCGGGTGTATGGCCGGACCATGTAGTCGCGGTCGAGCGGTACGAGGTAGATGTTCTCGTCGCTCGTGCCGGGCTGGGTCTGGCCGCTGTTGCCGCCGATGTAGGCGGCGGCCACGGTGGTGCCGGTGTTGGCCTGGCTGTTGGTCAGCAGGGCCGCGCCGTTGTCGATGATCGCCGTGACCGCGGTCCCCGTCGTGTCGCGCGCCGGCACGACGCCGAGGAGGGTTTTGGTCGTGGCTCCCGCGCCGCGGTAGACCTTGAACAGCAGCGTGGTGCTGCCTTCAACCTGGGTCGGAGCGGAGAACGACAGCGTCACGTAGTTGTCGTTACCGCCGGCCGAGCCGGTGGTCCGCGAGGCGTCCGCCGAGCAGGCGATTTCCCCGAAGCCGGAGAGCACAGCCGACACGCCGTAGTGGTACGTGGTGGCGTCTGCGATCACTCCGCCGTTGGCGGTGTGGCCCGTGCTCGTGGTCACCGTCCCCATCTGCTGCGAGCGGCAGGCGAGGAACGACGAGGTCAGAATCGGGATGTCGTTGTAGGTCAGGACCTTCAGGCCCGCCTTCAGCTCCATCTCGCCCAGGTAGCGCTGCTGCTTGGTGAGCAGAGCGGCCAGGCTTGACCGCATCGTTGTGGACATGATCCACGCCCAACCCGAGCCCTCGACTGGCGCGCCGTTCTTGACGGCCACGAGATCCTGCAGGTTGTTGATGATGCCGAGCGTGAAGGTCGCGCCCGCCTCATCAATGGCGTTCTGGCTCGCGCCCGAGAACGTGGAGACGAGGGTGTCGAGCCCGTCGAACTGCGGCGCACCGCCGTCCGTGGCGGACGGGATGGCGTCGCTGG